ATAGACAAGAACCGGGCGAAGTCAATGGAATAAGACTCCGCCCGGCCGTTCAGTTTCCCGAGTGGCCGGGATCGGGACCGGCTTCCTGCGTGTCCTGACTGGACACATTCGGCGGCACGATGGCCTGTGTCACCAGCCGCATGATCTCGGACTTCGGGATGTCATGCAGACCGAGCTTCCGACCCACCGCCTTCGGTGTCCATCGCTCCTCCCAGCCCTGCTCGTCGGCGTAGTCGTTGAGCATGGCCGCGAGAAAGACCGTCACGCTCTTCAGCGGGCTGTCTCCCTCCAGCGCTTCGCCGATGTCCCCGCCATAGGCCTCCTGCACGTCCGCCAGCACGTTCATATTGCAGCGGAGGAGGTAGGTCTTCCCGTCAAATTCAAACGGGAGCTCCTGCAGACGGATGTCACTCATAAGGCGCTCAGGCACGCATCGCGCCAGGCGATGGCCTCTTCCTCACTGTCACAGACCGCGTAATCCAGCATCAGCTTGTCGGCGGCATCAGAGGGGAGGAACTCGCCCTGGGTGACGTCCGTCTGGAAGTTGACGTTTTCTCCGGAGGTCTGGAAAGCCTTCGGAGGAGGCCCGAAGAGGACCTTGGCTGCGAAAACGGCCGTAAACTTCTCCACGCCGTCCACCATGTCGGGAGCATAGAAGCCGAGCCCCACGTAGGAGCTCTGTGACATGGCGCCAAGCTGCATGCTGGTGACCGTCTTGGTGATCTCCGTGGTGCCCTCTGTATAGGTCACGGTACGGGTCTTTTCCGTCATGCCGAACATCAACTTCTTCGCCCCGTCCGGGATGTACTTCGTGCCCAGGCTGATGGTACCGCCGACAGCCTTCCGGATATACTCGGCCAGCGCAGACTCAGCATACAGTCTGCCCTCGGCGAAGCGCAGCTCCAGAGCCGCGTTCATGGCGTCTCCGGCGGACTGCTTGTTGGTATAGGTAACGGTGCCGTTGTTGTTGACGTATTTGGCGACTGTGATGCCGCGCAGATCAAATGCAGGCATTTGTTTTCCTCCTTGCCTTAAAATGTTTTTTCGATCCAGTCTCCGATGACCTTGGCCCCCGGATCTGCGATCGCGTCTTCATTTCTGGCCATGCCGGTCCCGATGAAGGGCCGCGCCGGCTGGCCGTCTTTTCCGAACTCGTTGATGAAAGCGATCTCCGCATTGCGGGTCTGTTTCCCGTGCCGCGTCCGCTTGCCGGCAAAGGTGATGTCCTGATGGCCTCCGCTGTCGTCTTTCTTCGCCTTCACGGGCTTGATCGTGTCCAGGATGTGGACATCGCTTTCCGGATCACGGACGCCCATGGCTTCACCCTGTTCCCTCACTTTGACAGCGGCGACCGCGGCCATGCCGTTCAGCGCTTCCTCGGTCACGTTCCAGGGGATCTCGCCGATCCGCCCGAAGGCTGCCTGCAGCTCGTCCATGCCGGAGACACTAAACGAGGCCATACAAGCCGCCCCCGTCCGTGTATTCGCACTCCAGCACCCAGTGCTGCCCGTCCTCGTCCGAGGCGTCCGTCAGACTCGGCCAGGTGAAGCCGGCGTCCACGAGGGCGCGCTCGGCCGCCAGAATCGTCGCCTGCGGGTTTTTCCGGTGCGGGCAGTAGTAGTGGGCCTGAACCAGATACCGCGCCGCGTTGGGCCGGCTCTCGGCCCACAGAGTGGGAATAACGGAGTAGTTCCAGACGAAATACTCCGTACCGCCGCCGGTGTTGACGATCGGATAGACCGCATCCGGCAGGACGGAGTTCAGAGCCGCCTGCAGCTTCTCGCTCATCGGTGTCTGGACTGTCATCTCCACACCTCCTCGCACTCAAGCAGGAAGGTCCCGCGTCCGGTTTTCTTCAGCTTCGCGATCTCAAAGACGGTCCCGCCGTACTCGAGCAGGTCCTCGCCGGTGAAATCGTCTTCCCAGATCTCCGCGTTCAGCTTTGCCCGCAGGGCCTGTTTGGCATCCTCTCCGGACTTCTCGAGGATCACGCCCATGGGCAGGATCGCGTTCACGGTGCGCCCTGTATCGGTATCCGTTCCCGGATAACCGGAGGCGTCCCTGGCAACGATCCGGCGCTTCAGCAGGACCTGATCGCGCCACAGGCTGTCGACGTCCGGCGCATCGGTCCGATAGTGTTCCACGGTGACCTTTTTGTTCCATGGCCCGGGGATCAGATCGTCCATGCCCTCTGTGGGGATCCCGACGACTGCCCAGGTGCTGCCCCAGAACTGGACCAGCTGGCCCTCCCAGCGGTGCGTGTCCGCTTTCGGGATGGCCAGATGGTAAACCGCACGGTGACCCTCCGGCAGGGCGGCTGTCGTGCTGTCCACCTCACTGACGGGCGCGATCAGCACGTTCCCGACCTCCACAGGATCCCAGCTCAGGCCGACACCCGTCCGGCTGAACTCCAGCAGGGTGACGGTGACGCCCCTGATCATAGCGGCGTCACCTCCGTCACGAGGTCCTCCACAGGGCTGCGCGAGCCCACTGCGCCGTAGTGGCCGAGGATCGCCTTGTCCTGCTTGGCCAGATACAGCTCCCCGACGCTGCCGTTGTTGAAGGTCCAGCTCTGCTGGTAACCGAGGGCGCTCATCTGGCCCTGCGTGGCGCCGACCGGCAAAGACGAACTGCCGCCGTCGCCCAGCGCACGGATCACCATGCGGCAGGAGACGACCAGCTTCTGTCCGTCCGGAGCATCCGGCGCGAATCCGTCGATCATGATCGCCGCATCCTCCAGGAGGGCGGAGCATACCGATTCCTCGGCAGTCTCCAGCGTCCGCGTCATGCGTGCCTGGACGTCCTGTACGCTTGCATAGGCCATGATGTCACCTCATTTCTTTGCCGTTTTTCTCGTGGTCTTGCGCGGTGCCGCCGCTTCTTCTGATTCCCGGGGCGGCGGCGGGAGAGGCTGCGGGGGAGAGGGGAGCCGGTGGCCCCTCGCGAGGTATTCGTCCAGCCGGCTCTCATGCACCCAGAAGCTGATTCCCGTGTCCCGGTGAATCAGCCGGATCATGCCTGCGGCACGGCGCCGGTGAGGAGGTTGAAGCACTCCGTGAGAGCACGGAAGCCGACCTCGATCTCGGCCCGGACAGCGAACATGTTCTGCTGCCAGAGGTTGATGGTGGTAGTGCCGTCCACCAGAGTGGCCTGATCGGAGAAGGAGATCTCCATGCCCTCGACGGTGCCCCAGACGGCCTGGGTCCAGTCGCCGCCCACGCCGACGATGGCGGGAGTGCCGGAGCCGGAGTCCACAGGAGCCGCGCCGGCCTTGTACAGGCCGCGGTTCTCATAGGTCGGGCAGCCGAGGATCATCGGGATCGCGCCCTGGGCGACGCTGTTGATAAACAGCGGGCGGCCGTCTCCGTCCTTGGCACCGAGCAGGATGCCCTTGGCAGCCGGGGAGATCGCGAAGCCGTCCAGGCTGGCGTTCTGCTCGGCAACGTCGGTCACCGCAGCCACGAGGCCGTCGTAGACGGTGTGGCCACCAGAGGCGATCAGGCTCTGCGCGGTACAGAGGGCGAAGTTGTCGAAGTTCTCGCCCGGCTTGTCGACGGCGCCGATGACGGTCGCGTCGAACTTGTTCGCCAGGACGGCGGGCAGGCGGGCGATCAGGGCGTCATAGAGGGCGGCCAGATCGCGGCGGAACTCCTTGGAGAAGGGAACGATGACGGCCAGCTTGTAGGCGGACATCAGCTTGGAGCTGAGGCCGGGGTTGCTGACGGGCTTCGCGGCGGTCTCGCTGACCCAGGAAGCCTGCGGATCGGAAGTGATCACGGGGATGGTCTTGCCGTTGCCGGGCAGAGTGATCTGGCGGGCCAGGCGCATGACGGCGGAGCCCTCCTGCATCTTCTGCAGGATCTCGCTGGAAATTTCGGAAGGCAGCGTAATCGCGCTGCGGTTGGTCTGAACACCGGACATGGTATTTACCTCCTGAATTTAAAATTAAAGATTTTCGGCACCCCACTGTGCGAAGAGATCGCGTGTGGATGTTGCCGGCCGGGTGGATGGTTCACCGCCGTCAGGCACCGACGGGTACCCGATGCTCTTGGCGAAGCTGAGGATCGCATCCGCCTGCTTTGCACAGGCTGTCTCGGTTTCTCCGGTGAGGAGAGTCGCCGGGACGTTCTTCTCTCCCGAGACCTTCTCGCGGATCCCGCGGATCTTCTCGGCATTTTTCATTCCTTCGATCTGGGTCTTCAGCTGGGCAAGCTCGTCGCGGGCCGACTGAAGCTCGGATGCAGAGGCGGCTGCGCCGTCCTGGGACAGCTTCAGCGCTTCGATCTGATCCTTCAGGCCCTGCAGCTCACCCTTCGCGGCATTGACGTCCGCGCCGTTAAGGTCCATCAGTTTGTCGATCTGCTCTTTGGTGGCTTCCGGGAAAAGGCTGGAGATGTCTGTGCGTTTCATGCGGTCGGTCCTTTCTTCCTCTACGCTTTTTTACGGGGTCGCTCCCATGAGGCTGCGCGTTTTACGACCCGCCGGTCTGATTTGTTTATTTCAGATCGCCCGTCAGGGCGTTATCTGCTCGTGTTGTTTCTTCCAGGCGCGGATCCTCGCCTGCAGGTCCAGAGTCTCGCTTTCTTCCTCCCAGAGGGCGGACCGCGGCAGATCATGGTGCCAGCTGCCGCCGGTTGTGAGGGTGCTGCCGCCGATCAGCCAGTCGATGTGCTCGACAAGGTTCGGCGTGAAGTTGTACGCGGAGATCCCCGGATGCCGGCAGAAGAGGAACTCCCGGAAGAAGCTGTCGTCTCCCTTGCCGGCCCGCAGCAGCGCGGGCAGGTGCACGTTCGGGCTTTCAATGAATTGCCCGCCGCGGACCCATGCCGCGAACTCCTTCGCGAGGTCGTTGCGGATATAAATACACTGGAAGCTGTGCCACAGGTCCGGCTGATACACCCGGCCGATCGTGTACGGGCTGTCTCCGAAGGGGATGCAGCAGAAACCGCTGGCCACGTCGGCCATGGGCGCGGCCGCACGCCGGACGAAGTCTTTCGCAAGCAGGAGATCGTCCTGCAGGTGCCAGGTCCCGCCCTCATCGGGCAGCTGCTCGAAGCTCTGAAGGCAGGCCTCCAGATTTCCGAGCTTTCTGTCGTCGAGGAAGATCTGCGCTTCCTCATGGCCCTGCTCCCGCAGCTGCGGCAGCATGAAGTTCTGCACATACCACAGCCGCTGCGGCACCGCGTGGATCAGGATCTTCATGCGTCAGCCTCCGTTGCCGGCGCCTCCTGCGCCTTGATCCGCCGGATGTCGGCCGGCCCGAAGCCCAGCATCTCGAGGAAGGTGTCCGTCTGGGCGAAGCCCTCGCGGGCTGTCGCGATCTTGATCGCCGCGTCCGCAGTGACGGCCACGTTCGGCATGGCCGGGTTCTTGAAGTGCGCCACAACAGCGCGGTCCTCTTCGGGGAGCTCGTCCAGCGAGCAGTTGCGCTCCATCGCCAGCGCCATCAGCGCGATGGTCCGCAGGCTGTCGCCGTTGCCGGCGTTCAGCTGCTCGGCCATGCTCACCAGCGTCTGGCTCTGGGCGAGGATCGCCTCCGAGCTGGTCGGGTTGGCATCGTTGACGACGCCGGTGTCCATGATGGTGAGGCCGGTCTGGGCCGCGAACTGGCTCGCGAGGTTCCTGAGCATTTCCGTATGCGGCGCGATGCTGCCCTGCACGAGCTGGCCGAAGGTCGGTGCCTGGCCGGTCTCCGGGTTGGTGGTCGCCGCCAGGATGTTGCCGACGTACTGGTTGAACTTCTGCTGCGTCACCTGGTCATACTGTTCGTCGGTGATCCCCAGCAGATACTTCTGCGGGGCGGTCGCGAACTCCAGACCGATGGTCGCGTTGGCCAGCGTCCGGACATAGCCCTGGATGAGGCGCCGGATCGGCTCTTTGATGCGGCTGCGCCCGAATGGCTTGCCCGTGGTGGCATTGCTGATCAGGGGCTCCATGAGAGGCCTGCCCATGCGGTGGGGGTAGCGTGTGAACCCCCAGGCGGATCCGCTGCGGACGAACACGATGATCTGGTTGTCCAGGTACAGATTGATGACCGACGGCACCCAGGTGCTCTCGCTTCCGTTGCTCGGAGCCGTGTCGATCACGGCGAAGCCGGCCGCGATCCGGTTCTTCACGCCGTCCCACTTGGCCGCCGCATATATCGGGCTGTGCCAGCGGATCTTGCACTTTTTGTCCGCATCCACGGACAGCGTGGCGAAGGTGCATCCAAACTTCAGCTCTTCCCGGCAGGCCTTCATGTACTCGAAGACCAGCCGGTTCCGGCTGACGATGCCGAGAAGATCCGCGGCATCCTCGCCGTCAAGTCCGACAAAACCGTCGAACATGCTCCTGGCCGCCAGAACGTCGACCGCTTTCGCGCCCCAGCCGCAGCCGACCTCAAGGCCCTGGAAGTTTTCCGGCAGCGCGATGCCGAGGTTGACGCTCCGCAGGCTGATCGAGCCCTCATAATAAAGCTCCTTCTGCATATTCTTCGACAGATGCGCCTGATAGATCTGCAGCAGCTCGTCGAAGATCTGGACCTCGTTTTGTGTCAGACCCGGGATGGAACCGGGAGCGATGTTAAGAATCATAATGCTGTCACCCTATCCTCATTTTCTTCGTCGGATCCCGTTTCGTCGTCTTTACGCCCCAGAGGGCGAGGGCTGCGGCCTCGATGGGGGCCGAGTTATCTCCGCCGAATCCCCATCCGCCGCCGATTTTCCGCTTTACTGCCGAGACGGCGCTCTCCCGAAGAGGATCCTGATCATGAAACCAGGTCACCGTCTTCTCATTCAGTGCGTCGCACAGGCCGGAGGCAGCTGCCACCACGTCTCTGGCGCCGGGCCGCACGACGCTGCCCTTGGCCTTCCAGGTGTCCGAGATCTTGTCGATCAGCACGTCCGCACCGTTTTTCCCGTCGATCACCACGCAGCAGGCCTTCTGGTACCGGGCATTCAGCCAGTCCGCCAGCCACTGCGTGCCCCGGCCGGTGGGCCGGAGATCCAGCAGGGTGATCCTCGCGGGGCCTTCCTCCGGAAGGATCGCACCGCACAGCGCCACCAGCGAGCCGTCGAAGGTAAACTTCACACCGTAGGCGATCTTTCCTTCCGGAGGCTTGGCCAGCGTGGAAGAGCACTCGTCCCAGACCTTGGCCGGGATGCAGATGTCCTCCACGGTCTCCAGCTGGGGAGACCACCACCCGAGGCGCTCTCTGGCGAAGCCGTCCGCGGTCATGGACCGCAGCTCCTCGCCGGTGAACTCTTCCGAGAGCCGGATCCCGAGCGCCGGATTCGTCATATACCACAGCGTGGTGTCGTCCGTCTTGATCTCCGAGATGGCATCCGCTGCCACGCTCCACTCGTGCCAGCTGTCGTGCGGACCGGGATCCGAGAGACAGACGGCGCGGCGCCGGCGGAAGACGTCTCCGGGGCAGCCGGGATACGGCGGCGTGCCGGTGTAGATGATCTGACGCGAGCCGGTGGCCGATGCGCTCAGTGTGGCCATGATGGCCTCGACCTGATCGTCCTCCAGCTCCTGTGCCTCGTCGTATACGACCAGGGAGATCCCCGCGAAGCCTCGGGCACGCTGGCGGGATCTCGCGGAGAACTCGATCGAGGCTCCGTTTTCGAGCTCGATGGCCTCCTCGCCGTTGGTGTATCGGATGTATTTCACCAGCTTCTGCACTTCCGGGTGGCGCTTGTCGGTAAACATGCGCTCGAGCCGCCGGAAGCTCTTCTTCCCGGTGACGACCTGATGAGCCGTGTGCAGGATGTTCTCGCCCAGGATGACCATCCCGAAGAACTCCCGCGCCTCGAGGCAGACGTTTTTCCCGTTCTGCCTGGGAAGGGACAGCCCCGCCGAGGTGACGGTGAAGCCGCCGTTCACATCAAGCCCGAGCCAGCAGTCCAGAATGTCACGCTGCCACGGGTCCAGCTCGTTGGCATAGGCCTCCATGAGCGCCGCAGCTGCCGGCCCGTAGGTGGTGGATCGCTTCGGCTCGACGCGGATCCGCGGCTGTTGGCTGCCGGTCATATGGCGTATTTCTTCCGGACCAGGTCCAGAACGGTCACTTCCTCGGGCTTGGCCTCCTCAGCCATCTCGCCGGCGCGGACCGTCTCATAGTACGTGCCCTTGATCCGGTGCAGCCCCTTCGGGGTCAGGCCGAGAGATTCGCGGCTGCGCTCGATCTCTGCCCGCAGGTTCTGGATGACCGGGTAGATCTTCGATTTGAACGACGGGCGCTTCAGGCCGGCCTCTTTGGCCTCCTCGCTCCACTCCTTCTGCGCCCTGGTCAGCTCGCGCTCGAGCCTGGCGAGATTCTTGATCGCCGGGTCGAACGCCGGATCATAGATCTCAAGCGCCTGCAGCTGCTTGATGTATGTATCCTCTCGGCTCATATGGGTTTCCCTCTCTTGTCGCCGATCCGCCGCTTGGCCTTGTAGACGCCGGCGGTGGCGAAGCCGTCCAGGAGAGCATCGCGCTCCTTGGCCTTGCGCTCGATCGCTTTGACGTCCTCCCATGCCTGGAGCTTCGGGCAGCCCTTCCGGCAGCCTGGGTAAGCGCGATCAGGGCAGTCCTTGCATGGATGCAGCATAGTATCACTCCTGCGAATTGTGGACGCGGATCAGGTCCGCGGCATCGCGCCCGCGGCCTGCGCGTTCTTCTTTCCGCGCACGCGGATCCGGCTCTGCCGGAAAATTTTCCCCTCGGGGGGATTTCGGCGCG